GTCGATCAAGGTCGTCGCGACAGCGACACCGAATCGGGGCGCACGGCGCCGTGTTGCTATACAAGGAGGAGCTAGATAGTGTTTGGCAAATATAATTCGTGGTATTGGTCATTGGGCCATGGTCCCTCCCCCCCGGTCTTTTTTCAAACGATTTTGCCCAAAAATTTTTTTCAAAAGTAATTTCATTGGTTCCATATTACATGGTATATTTGTTGGATGTTACAAGCACCAGATGAAGTCATTCGCGAAGTCCTTGCGTTAGAGGAAGCCAAGCGTCGTTTAGAGATTAGGGAGGTAGCCCAAGAAAATTTTTTAGCGTTTGTAAATCATTGCTACGAAGGTTTTATTTTAGGGGCTCATCATAAGCAGATAGCGAAGCAGTTTGAGCGGTTGGCCGTGAACCGTGGCTCACGGATCATTGTCAACATGCCACCGAGGCATTCCAAGTCAGAGTTTGCCAGTTATTTATTGCCGGCTTGGTTGATTGGCAAAAACCCACAGCTCAAGATCATTCAGACTACGCACACGGGTGAGTTAGCGGTACGGTTTGGACGTAAAGTCAGAAACCTGATGGAGCTTCAGGTGTACAAGGATATTTTTCCAGAGGTTGAATTGCGTATTGACTCGAAGGCTGCTGGTCGTTGGGAGACATCCCAGGGCGGTGAGTATTATGCGGCGGGTGTTGGTGGTGCGATCACGGGCCGTGGTGCAGATTTATTGATTATTGACGATCCGCACTCGGAACAAGATGCGTTATCGGACACGGCAATGGAAAGTGCGTATGAGTGGTACACTTCTGGACCAAGACAGCGTCTACAGCCGGGCGGTTCGATAGTGATTGTAATGACAAGATGGTCATTGAAGGACTTAACTGGCAAATTGATCAAGGCGCAGAGTCAGGATGTGATGTCTGACCAGTGGGACATTGTAGAATTTCCTGCCATATTGCCAAGTGACAAGGTCCTTTGGCCAGAGTTCTGGAAAAAAGACGAGTTGTTGCGGGTTAAGGCATCATTGTCCTTGGCTAAATGGAACGCGCAGTGGCAGCAGAACCCGGTTGCTGAAGAAGGAGCGATAATCAAGAAGGAATGGTGGAATGTTTGGGAAAAAGAGGACATTCCGCAGTTAAGTTACGTGATGCAGTCGTATGATACGGCGTTCTCGAAAAAAGAAACGGCAGATTACAGCGCGATAACCACTTGGGGGGTGTTTAGGCCGGTTGAAGGTGAGCCAGAGCACATTATTTTGCTTGATGCCCAGCGTGGGCGGTGGGATTTCCCAGAATTGAAGGCAAAAGCGCTCGATGAGTACAAATATTGGGACCCAGACATGGTGATTATTGAGGCAAAGGCCACTGGAACACCGTTAACGGACGAATTGCGGGTGATTGGGATACCGGTGGTCAATTATACACCGTCCAAGGGCCGTGATAAGCACACCAGGATGCACATGGTGGCGCCAATTTTTGAAGCGGGCATGGTTTGGGCGCCGGATAAGTCGTTTTCAGAGGAAGTGATTGATGAATGTGCTGCATTTCCGCACGGAGACAATGACGATTACTGTGATTCAATGTCCATGGCCCTTATTCGGTATAGAAAGGGTGGGTTTTTACAGTTATCGAGTGATGAAGAGGATGCTCCGAAGGAGTATTTAACCGATTATAGGCAGTATTATTGATGAACGAAGCGTTTTCATTAATTGCAGAGGTAGGTTTTCCGATAGCGATGTCCTTGATTGGTGGCTTCTTTATCTTTTTAACGATAAAGTACATCTTAGAGAGTGTTGTCGGCCAGGTGCAGAGCATTCATGTAATTGTGCAAGGCTTGGACAATCGAGTAAAGACCATGAACCATGATATGGTGAGAATGGATTGCACGATGTGTAGTGTGTTGGGCATACGTCCAGATCTCGAACGAATATCAAGAGCCGATGGAAAAGAAGACGCAAGGAGAGATTAGTGGCTATAAAACCTTTTTACGGACAAACTGGAGCGGATAGCGAGTTAACAGCTAGATTACGCAAGCTTCAAGAAGCAAGTCAAGTGCCACCAGAACCAGAGGTTCCAGAAAAAACCGGACGCGCTTACATAGATAATATTATGCGAAGAAGAGCTAATGCTAGTATTAACCCTAAGCAACGTGATCTAGAAATTGAAGATTACACTTACATACAACCAGATAGAATTTTAAGGCAACAAGTGCCGCCATCTCGAATGATAACTAACCCAGAAGAAATGGAGGAAAGACTTCAAACTATTGCTCGCGATTATTTTCCAAAGGATGATCGAAGTTCACCCAAACCATATTCGCGTGGCATGATTGATTTTAGGCCACGCGAAGAAATATCTAGAGCTAAAGAGCAAGAACTTTTGGCTTCCCGTCAACAAGATGTGCGACGGTTTAAAGAAGACATAGCCTCTTATCTCAGCAAAGAAGATCGAGAATCTTTAGCCGAAGACCTAATTAGTACACGGTTTGGTCATATTCCTGCGGAGTATTTCGGAGAAGGGGAAAGATACAGTTTAAGGGGTCTTTTTGTTGGTGATCAAGGTTATTCGGACCCGTATGCTGGCTTTCAAGACCCAAACACTGTAGCCATTTATACTGGCCCTAGTGACGCAGAATTTTATCCTGGAACAATGGCGCATGAATATCGTCACTTTACAGGCTCCGATCAAGGAACCCAATCGGATGAATTATTTAACAGGCTATTAGACACGTATACAGCACAAACACCGGAAGAGTTAAAAGACACTATTAACCTGCTCATTCAAAAAGAATCTAGTCTTTTGCAAAGTAATAAAAAAGATATAGAAAGGGTGGGTTTTAATGTTGACGAAAGCGTAGACGAATTAAAAAAAATAAAAAACTCACTAGACGATCCCAACATCAACCTATCTCAAAAGTTTAATGAAGTTGTAGAAAATTCTTTATTTGTTAGCGGGTTTAATGATTTTGCAAAAAAACAAATGAGAGAAGAATACAAGCCTAGTCCGTTTTTAACAGAACTTTTAGATGCTCAAGAAGACAAACGGTTAGCCGACACTAAAAAATAAGAATGGATATCGCTCAAGTAATCAGTGAGTATGGCTTTCCGATTGTTGCGACAGTTGGCTTGCTGTATATGATTTATTTTATCTGGCAATACATTACTAACGAGATAAAATCCAAGCTTGGCGAAACTATGACCACTCTGGTAGGCTTAATAGACCGCATTCGTATGTTGGATAACGATATCATACGGTTACAACAAAAGCTTGATACGGTGATTGAGATACGTGAGATCCAAGATAAAAAAGATACTAAAAACAGCCGCTAGTATTGTAGGGCATGTTGTTGTTATTTTTTGTGTGGCTTTGGTTTGTTGTATCTTGTTATTGTTTTCTCCGCTAAACACTGCGTCTGCGGAAATGTTGCACAAATTTAAAAGCCCTAGTTTCTCAGGCAACGGTACGTCTGCTCACTATCTGACTATCGAAAACCAAGAACACAGTCGAGAAAATACTATTAAAGAAGAGAAGCTTGCTTTGGTTGAAGAAGCAGAGCGCGAGGTCAATAATAGTACTCTGGCTAGGTTTATCCGTAATTTAGAGAGTAGAATATATGCGGAACTGTCCAGGCAACTTGTAGATAACATGTTTGGAGAAACAAAATCAGAGAGTGGAAGCTTTGAGCTTGAGGGCAATAAAGTTGACTACAGTACTAACGGACAAACTGTTTCGCTTACCGTTACCGACCAATCAGGTGGCACGACTATTATTTCTGTGCCTATTGGTGATTTTTACTTCTAGCTGCACTACTGTCAGCAACCACGTTGTCCCTAAAAAACAGCTGCCCAAGATCCGACCGTTACTGGTTACCGAACTAGCTCGCGTTGAACCACCAGAAAAAAGACCTGTTGTTGCGGTGTATGGCGTGGCTTTTAATGACGACACTGGGCAACGGCGCAGCAATGGTGAATTTGCAAACTTCAGTACAGCAGTTACGCAAAGCCCAGTAACTTATTTGATTCGAGCATTGCATCACGCAGGTGGTCAAAAGCAAGGGTTCTTTGATGTAGTTGAGCGTGTTGGTGTAGACAACTTAATGAAGGAACGCCAGATCATTCGCGCTACACGGCAAGAAGCCAGCGAGAAACAAAAGATAAAACCGCTATTGTTTGCTGGATTATTAATGCAAGGAAGTGTGGTCGGTTATGATAGTAATGAGACATCCGGAGGCATGGGTGCTAGGTACTTGGGCATTGGAGCGTCTAAAAAATACCGAAAAGATACGATAACAGTGTCGTTACGTACCGTTTCGGTACTAACCGGCAGGGTTTTACTCGAAGTTCTGGTCACTAAGAGCATTCTTAGTGTAGGATATAGTCAGGATGTTTTCAAATTTGTTGCCCAAGGCACAGAATTGATTGAGATAGAGAACGGCTCAGTCCAAAATGAGTCTGTCAATTTAGCCCTCCAAGCCGCCATAGAAACGGCAGTTCTCCAAACAATTCAAGACGGTCTAACGGCAGGATACTGGAGCGTTAAAAAATGAATAGAATACTTTTATTAGTTTTGTTTACGTTAGCTCATCCACTGTTCGCGGATAATGAAATTTTTATGGACCAATCTGGCGCAACGGCAAACATCGATTTAGAGCAACAAGGTGGTGGCAACCTAATTGGTGGCGTTGGTTCTGTAGCAGGTACTCTTACAGATTTTGATTTTATCGGTACGACTAACACCTTAGATATTAATCAAATAGGTGCAAGCAACCTATGGAAAGGTGATATCACTGCTGACAGTTATACAGGTTTCTTTCAGTTTACAGGTGATTCAAATGATATGACAGTTTCAACTGATACAAGCAATACGTATGGGGCAGACAGTTCTAACGTAAATGTAAATGTAACTGGTAGTAGCAATACTATGACGTTGAACCAAGCAACTACCGCAGCAGCAGGAACACTAGACCTTGATTGGATTATCCAAGGCTCAAACAATACGGTCACTTCAACTATTAATATTGACCAAGCCACCAACTATATGGATATCGACGGCTCTGATAACACAATCACATATACTGGCACAGGGGTTAACGCTAGTTCAGGTGGTTACTTTTGGTTAGATCACACTGGCGGTAGTCGAGCTTTTACAGTTTCTCAAACGAGTACATTAAACAATGATTGGCTCAAGATTACTTCTAACGGTAGCAACGGCACTGTTTGTGTCGAGCAAGATGACGGTGGGACTGCTGTGGGCTGCTGATATTGGAGCAATATCTGAGTTACAGGGTAATGCACAAGTTGTCCGAGACAAGCCACTTAAAGCCGACCTAGATTTAGGCATACAATCTAACGACAACGTAGAGACCACTGCTGGCAGGTTAGCAATAACCTTCGAGGATGACAGCCGAGTTAAGCTGACTGAGCACAGTAAGCTAGTTATTGACGAGTACATCTACGATCCAAACCCCGATAAAACCAAGATGGCGTTGAACTTTGCCAGTGGCACTGCTCGTTTTATTACAGGTGGTCTAGGAAAGATAAACAAACAGAATATTAAACTACGCACTCCAACTGCTAATATTGCTATCCGTGGCACAGATTTTACCGTGACGGTAGATGAGCTGGGGCGTAGCTTGGTTATTTTATTGCCTGATGTAAACGGCATATCTTCTGGTGAAATCGTAGTATCGACAGGCTCTGGCAGTGTTACACTAAACAAACCATTCCAATCGACCACGGCTTCGATGTACGAAAGACCTCCAAGTAGTCCAGCCATTCTTGATTTGACCATTGATTTGATCGACAACATGTTAATCGTCACACCGCCAAAAGAAGTAGAAATGGTGGATGAATCGTATAACGTGGTCGAAAGTAACCCCTACCTAGACTTTAGTGGCTTGGACGTAGACTTTTTAAACGAAGACTTGTTGGAAGAAGAGGTTGAGTTTACTGAGTTAGATATCAATTACTTGGACGTAAACTTTCTCGAAGACCTACTCAACATCTTAGATGCGTTAGCCGTGGCTGAAGAAGAAGACAGATTAAAACAAACCGCAGGGATTAACATTACAGGAACCGAGCTAGGTCAAGACAAGGACACCCAGATAACGACGTTAATTACAGGAAATGTGATTAGCTTTCGGCGTTTTGTTGAACACAAAGTCCGTCTGGATATAGAAGGCGGTGGCTCATATACTATTATGCTGATACAAAACGGTGTAGTTAACCAGATAAAAGTCAACGGTGGAGGCGATTCTCAAATAATGATTACGCAAGGTTCGTGAAAAAGTTTTTAATAATACTTAGCTTATTAAGTGTTCCGCTTATATTTCAGTGGGATATGTACCAAGTATTAAAGCTTCGTACTTTTGATGCTTTTGTTAGCCAGGGACAACCGTCCGGGTATTTTGCAATACTGAACATTACCGAAGAGGATGTTAATCGAGAAGGCGGTTATCCGTTGCCACGTTACCGACTTGCAGAAATACAGCACGATTTACTGGAGCATGGAGCCATAGGCGTGGGTTGGGTCATTGGCTTTCCGCACTCAGACAGGCTAGGTGGCGATGAAGCGTTTGCTTATTCTATGAGTTTTTCTAAAACCGTACTGCCCTTGTTTGAACACGACAATGGAGAGTATCCAGATACTGTTGGTACAGTAATATTGGGTGACGGTGACGGTGGTTTTGAAGCAGCAGGAACTTTACAAAACATACCGATACTGCGTGAATCTGCTTGGACCGAACAAGGGATTGCTACGGCCCCGGTTGATGTGGATAATCTAGTTAGAAGGATACCATTATTGTATAAGACTCCAGATGGTTGGTTAGCGGCATTTGGAACACAGGTTTTAAAAGTTTTGGCTGACGCGGATACCTACGTGATTAAAACAAATCAAAATGGTATTGAAGAAGTGCGCGTAAAGGGTATTCCGCCAGCCAAAGTTGATTCTCTGGGCAGGAAGTGGATTAGTTGGATTGTTCCACGTGAAACATCTTTAGAAGAAATGGATGTTGAGGGTCGGTTTGTTTTTATCGGTGTAACTGCTAAAGGTGTCATGCCACAGCTCGCTACCCCAATAGGTTTACTCGAACCTCATTACATTCAAGCTGCCTTGGCCGAAAGTATCTTACAGTCAGACAGCCCTTACATTCCAGATTACTCTTTAGCGGCAGAAAGTCTTATTTTTGTAACTACGGTAGCCCTAGTATGGTTTTTGGTCAGTGGGCTGGGCGTGACCTGGGGGGTGTTATCGGCATCGATTTTGTTCAGCGCGACGGCTTATGCTGGAACGCAACTTATCGCAAATGGACTGTTAATTGACGTAGTTTGGACCCTAATTAGCCAGATTTTGGCCTCTACAGTCGCTTTTTACCTTAATTACCGCACCCAATACCGCCTAAAACAGCAAATTAAGAAGCAATTTGAGCATTATTTGGACCCAAGACAGGTAAAACGGCTACAAAACGACCCAAATTTGCTTCGTTTAGGGGGTGAAAAGCGTTATGCGACATTTTTGTTTACCGATGTACGAGGGTTTACATCGTTGTCCGAATCGCTTCCCCCGGAACAAGTTACGTACATTATGAACAAGGCTTTGACTGCTCAACAAAAAGCAGTTCAGCAATACGAAGGAACTGTGGATAAGTATATTGGCGATGCAATGATGGCTTTTTGGAATGCTCCTTTTGATCAAGAAGATCATGAGTATCGAGCGGTATCTTGTGCCTTGCAAATAATCAATAATATGGAAGGTCTTAATCGAGAGCTAGTTGCAGAAGGGTTACCTGAAATAGCTATTGGCATTGGAGTTAATACCGGAGATGCTGTTATTGGCAACATGGGCAGTGAACAACGGTTTGATTACACCGCTATTGGCGACGCTGTAAACACGGGAGCCAGGCTTGAATCTGCAACCAAACAAGAGGGTGTTGATTTGTTAGTTGGGGAAACTACTGCCAATCGCTGTAAATATGATTTACACTTAGTGAGCGAAATAAAAGTTAAAGGTAAGGAACAAGCGTTACAGGTCTATACTTATGGGTTTTAAACTTGCCATAATTTTAGGTGCATTGTTGGTGGCTTCACTAGCTGGCTCCGCTTCGTACATTAAATACCTTAACAACCAGATGGCGGTGCTTAAAGGAAACCAAGTCATATTAGAAAATCAAATAGAAGAACAGAATGCTTCAATAGATGCGTATTTAAAAAAGCAAGAGCAGGTCAGCTTTCAGTTAAAAAGCATGGAAGCAGAAAAAAACGAAGCATTGCGAGAGTTCAACAGCCTTAGAGATAAGTTCTCTAAGCACGACATGAATAGCTTGGCACTAGCCAAACCCAAACTTATTGAAACAAGGGTCAACAATGGGACTCGCAAGGTAAAAGAAGCGTTGGTAAAGATTACTGATCCTAACCAGTTTGAACCACAGGAAGAGCCTGTTGAAACACCAGAGATAAAAATAGAGGTTCCAGATGCGAAAGCTGGTATTCGCGGTTAGCTTACTGTTGGTTGGTGGGTGTTCGATGATGCCCAACACCAAACAAGTTGAGGTTAAAACTATAGCGGAGCGCCCGCCTATGTACCATCCACCATTGCCAATGGAAATGCAGTTGACAGACGTACAGTTTGAAGTGATGACCCCCGAAACTATGACAACCTATCTCGGTTTGATTGACGAAAACAAAGCGCCGCGCAAACCGTACTATGCGTTGACCACCAAACAATACGAAAACTTAGCCATGAATATGGCTGAAATTAAAAGATATACCAAAAACATACTAACTATTGTAAAGTTCTATAGAGACTATGATAAAGGGGAAGAATAATGTTTGAATGGGTAGCTGAAATTATTGGTGTTGTAACCGCAATTGTATGCGGAGCAAGTTTTATTGCCGCGATAACCAATACTCCAAAGGATGATGAGTTGTTAGGTAAACTTTATAAGGCAATTGAATTACTTGCTTTAAATATAGGCAAGGCAAAAATGACGCCTCCTAATAAAGATTGATAAGTTTAATTCAAAAGGATCTGTAAATGGCTGAAGAACCGGTATCTTTAATTGAAGAAACAATTCCTTCTCAAGGAAATCCTTTGTCTGGAATGATGGAGGAGCAAATTGATATAGAGATTGAAGAAGAACAGACTCCTGAAATGGAAGAGTTAGATGACGGGTCAGTCGTTTTAAGTTACGAAGAACAAGCGTTTAAAGAAGCTATTTTTGCAGAACACGATGCGAACATAGCCGAATTAATTGACGAAAGAGATTTGATGGAAATCGCTAGTGATTTAAGCGAAAAGTATGAAGAAGACAAATCTGGAAGAAAAGATTGGGAGGAATCATACGTTAATGGTTTAGACCTGCTAGGCATTAAGTACGAAGACAGAGATCAACCTTTTAGGGGTTCTAGTGGTGTAACACACCCCTTGATAGCGGAGTCAATCACACAGTTTCAAGCTCAGGCATACAAAGAGTTATTGCCTAGCGGAGGTCCAGTTAGAACACAGATTATTGGCGCTACGAATCCTCAAGTAGAGATGCAATCTCAACGAGTTAAGGATTTTATGAACTACCAGATTATGCATGTAATGGAAGAGTATGACCCAGAAATGGATCGTCTTTTGTTTTATCTCCCGATTGCTGGAAGTGCTTTTAAGAAAGTGTACTTTGATGACTTGTTAGACAGAGCAGTTTCTAAATTTGTTCCTGCGGATGATTTGATTGTTCCATACAACGCATCAGACTTAGACTCGGCGTCTAGAATTACTCATGTAATTCGTATGAATGAAAACGATGTTCGTAAGGCGCAAGCAACTGGGTTTTACAGAGAAATAGAACTGAGCCCATACGAAGCTGACGATGAAATACTAGATAAAGAAAGAGAGCTGTCAGGGATTGATAAAACTTCCGACGATCAAGACTGTACTTTACTAGAAATACACACGGATTTAGATTTACCCGGCTTTGAGCACAGGCATCCATTAGACAATGAGCCAACAGGAATAAAACTTCCTTACATTGTTACGATAGATGAAGGAACATCTAAAGTTTTGTCGGTTAGAAGAAACTGGACGGAAGGTGACGAGTATCACCGTAAGCAGCATTACTTTTCGCACTACAAATTTTTACCGGGTCTTGGCTTTTACGGTTTTGGTTTATTGCATATGATTGGCGGTTTAGGTCGCTCTGCAACATCAATTCTTAGGCAATTAATTGATGCCGGAACATTAGCTAACTTACCTGCTGGGTTTAAAACTAGAGGTATTCGCATTAGAGATGCGGATGAACCGTTATCCCCTGGTGAATTTAGAGATATTGATGTTCCTGGTGGAGCGTTAAAAGAAAGCATTATGGCGTTGCCGTACAAAGAGCCTAGCCAAACTTTATCAACGCTACTTGGTTTTGTTGTAGATGCTGGCAGACGATTTGCTGCTATTACTGACATACAAGTGGGCGATGGTAATCAACAAGCGGCGCCAGGTACTACAGTGGCGCTCTTGGAAAGAGGCTCTAAAGTAATGTCTGCGATACACAAGCGTTTACATTATGCACAAAGAAAAGAATTTAGGATGCTGGCAAAAATCTTTGCCGAATCTTTGCCTCCGGTGTATCCATATAATGTGGTTGGTGCAGAGACATCGATTAAGCAGCAAGATTTTGATGATCGAGTAGATGTATTGCCTGTATCTGATCCGAATATATTTTCTATGTCGCAACGGATGGCTTTAGCTCAAACTCAATTGCAGTTAGCGCAAAGCAACCCAGAGATGCACAATTTGTACGAGGCTTACCATAGAATGTATGAGTCTATTGGGGTGCAGAATATAGAGGCTATTTTACCGCCCCCAAAACAGCCCGTACCAACAGATCCTGCTATAGAAAACGCAAAAGCTTTAATACAAGAGACTTTACAGGCGTTTCCAGAGCAAGATCACGATGCCCACATACAGTCGCATTTGCTTTTTATCAAAAGCCCAGTGGTTTCTACTACGCCTCCTGTGTTTGCGTTGTTACTGGCTCATATTTGTGAGCATGTTGCGTTTAAAGCAAGAGCAACGGCAAACAATGAGATGCAACAGATTATGGAGCAAGCTATGCAGCAAGGACAACAATCTCCGCAAATACCGCCAGAGGATGTTGAAAAAAGGGTTGCTCAGTTAATTGTTGGGTTTACTAATGAGGTTGTCATGGAACTAAGTCCACCGGCAGAGGGTCAAGAAGATCCGTTAGTAGAACTAAGATCTAAAGAAATAGATATAAAAGCGGCGGATGTTCAGAGAAAAGCAGATGAATTTGCTGCCAAGCATCAGCTTGATGTTCAAACAGAAGTTCAAAAACAGCAACTGGCCAGAGAAAAAATAGATTCTCAAGAAGATATAGCGTTGCTTCGAGCAGAAGTTAACAGAGAACGTATTGATAGAGTTGGCGGAGCTGGTAGAGGTGAATAATGGCGATTAGTAGAGGAAACATTAGCAAGCAATTAACCGGGCAAATGGCTAAACAAACAGGAATGACCAAACCCGAAGCAGAATACTTGCTTAAAAAGGGTAAAGAGTTAAACGACATGGAAGGGTTTGAAGAAGGTGGATCTGTCCATGAAATTAAAGCCTATAATTTTAAAGGAGTATTTTAGATGGCCAGGTATAGTTTTAGAAACGCGACAGACAAAGAGTTAACCGCAGGACTTAATAGCTCTAATCAAGATGAAAATGATGCGGCCATGAAAGAGCAGATGAGAAGGCTTGACGCAGGAAAAGTTCCGATTACTAGAAACACTATGGATAAACTCGCTACTCAAGATCCGGGTCCAAAAAAATCTATTAAAAGGAGCGCTGGCGGTTCGGCTAGAGGAACACGAGGTCAAACGTCTGGCAAAAATTTTAGCGGTATTTATTGATTAATACTTCAATATGCCATATTCTTTGATTCATGGCAGATCCTACAACTTTTGCGTATTTAGTGTTAAAAAGAGTACAGGAACGTATTACTTTAACACAAGAAGCTATCATTCATGGTACGGCTAAAGAATATGCGATTTATAGAGAGTTAGTAGGTGAGCTTAGGGGGCTTCAATATGCCGAACAAGAAATCAAAGACGCTCTTAGTTCATCGGAGGAAGAATGACTAAAACGCTTTATGTACCAGACCATGTTGCTGCTGAAGAAAATGAAAAGCGGCAAGCAACAGTGGCTTCTGCTTATGTTGAGAAAGAAGAAAAAGTATTAGATCCTACCAGGCTAGATCTTTCGTTAAACGAAAGACTGCCACAGCCAACCGGCTGGAGAATACTGGTTATGCCTTATTCTGGTAGAAAAACATCTGACGGCGGAATACATATACCCGATTCCGTTAGAGATAGAGAAGCATTGGCAACAGTTGTTGCTTATGTTTTAAAAGTTGGACCATTGGCTTATGCAGATCCAAATAAATTTGGAGAAGGCTCAAGTCCTTGGTGCGAAGAAGGTCAATGGGTTTGTATTGGCCGTTATGCCGGAGCTCGATTTAAAATAGATGGCGGAGAAGTTCGTATCATTAACGATGACGAAGTTATTGCTACTATTATTGAGCCTGATGATATTAAACATGTCTAGAAAGAAGAAAGTCATTATAGGAAGACTGCGACATGCCAGAAGAACAGAAAATAGAAATAGGTGATTCGGAAGAATCTGAAGTAGCTATTACATTAGAAGAAGTTGAGGAAAAAGAAATTCCTCAAGCTCCTGTTGTAGAAGCTTCAAAACCTGAAGAAGAAACTAACTCTGAAGAGTTAGAAGATTACAGCGATGGCGTAAAAAAACGCATTGCTAAGTTAACAAAAAAGTATCGAGAAGAAGAACGTCAAAAGCAAGCCTCTATTCAGTTTGCTGAAAATGTTCGTAAAGAGAACGAAGATTTAAAAGCTCGTTTAAATAGTTTAGACGCAGGTTTTGTAAAAGAAGCGGATACTCGAATATCTTCTCAGATAGATACAGCGAAAAGAATTCTTAAAGACGCGCATGAATCAAATGACTTTGATAAAATTGTAGAGGCTCAAGAAGTTTTAGCCTCTTTAGCTGTTGAAAAGGATAAGGTTTCTAATGCTCAACGGCAAAGAGAAAGTCAGGCAGAAGAAATTGAAAACAAGCTTCCAGAGCCTAATCAAATAAAGCAGCAAGCCGCTCCACAACCAGATTTAAAAGCTCAAGAATGGGCGAGTAATAACTCTTGGTTTGGAGAGGATGAAGTTATGACTCAAGCCGCTTTTGCTATTCATCGTATACTGGTCGAAGACGAAGGATTTGACGCGCAGACTGATGAGTACTATAGTGAAATTGATAAGAGACTTATAAACGAGTTTCCACAGAAACTAGGTTCTAAGACTCAAACAACCGGGGGAAGCCGCAAAGTTGCGTCAGCCGAAGCTTCCGCATCCCGCAACAAGGGTGGACGCAAAACTGTGAAATTAACACCTTCGCAAGTCGCAATCGCCAAGAGGCTAAATGTACCTCTTGAAGAATATGCTAAATACGTGTGAGGAATAAAGTTATGAGTGAAACAGAAAACACAACTGTCAAAAAGTCTGCCCGGACGCCTAGAGCCAATCAAACACGCGCAGGGCAAGC